TGCATAGAAATGCTCGTTAATTTTAACAATCAAGTTGACGTTTGTTGAAGCTGAGTCAGTACCTAAAGTGCTGTTCTCAGGATCAGTAGAAACACCCACAATTCTTAGCTGAGCTGAAGTAGCAGCAGTAGTGCCACTAATTTCAACAGCTGAGATACCTGTTATTGTTGAACCAGATGTGTAAACAATGTCAGCGTTATTACCAACAACTGTTTGTACTACTGAACCAGTAGCAGCTGATTGAACTTCAAACAAGGCATTTGGGTCGTCAACTACGAATGCCACCGCGTCAGATGTCACAGTTCCATTAGGCCAGTATGGTGAATAAATCACATCGCCACTTGAATCTGTATATTGACATCCTCTAAAGACTCCCAAAGCTTGATCGCCAGCAGCAGCTACTAAAATAGTACCTGTGTTAGCCATTTTCACTAGGTCGCCTGAAAAAATGTTTCCGGATGCTCCACTTGCAATTTTGTACTCGGTTACTCCTTCGTTGTTGTAATTCGAGCCTAACTTGCTAGATGGTTTTAATCCGAAAGGTGCATTTTGATTAGACATAATATTACCTTTTAATTAAAGTTAGTTTTGACAGTATTAGAATTAACTTCTTTTACCGCCTCCAAAAGTTACGCTTGTAGATCTCTGAGGTTTTAACATCGGAGAACTTGGATCAGATTCCTTCATTAAATCATTATCAATAGCTTCTTGTTGCTGTTGAGCACGGTTATGATAATAGGCGTTTCTTTCATCACGTGTTTCATTTGGAATCTTGGCCAAAAGCAAACCACCCACGGATACCACACCAGCGTGCTTTCCATCATCCATCGTTGGAAGTTCAAAGTCCCCAATTTCATCGGCATGTACGAGTTCAAAACCCTCACGTAGCCTAGACATTACGTTCTTTTTATCTTCCTGACCGACAATTTCGGCTCTTATCCACCTGTAGGAATAACCTTCAGGTGCTGGTGGTGTCTCCAACATAGATGGGGGACGCCAAGGTTTGCGAGCAGTATCTTTAGCTCGAGTTTCTGCAGAACGAGGAGTTCTGTTGTTTGTTTTTTTATCTTCAGTCATTATTGCTTACCTCTTAATATATTTAGCATATTCTTGAACTGGAACATTCAAACGACGTGCCATTTCAACTTCGCTTTTAGTAAGCTTAACTTGTCGTTTGCGTCCAGAGCCACTATTACCACTTCTAACAGCAGGAGCAACAGTTTGCTGCATCTTGCTGTTTGTTGTAGTTCCCTTAAATTTATGCGGGAATTCAACTCTGATACGTTTATCTATTTCATCATAATACATTGTATCGCTAGGGTCAAAGCCTTCTTCTTCAACAAGTTTACGATGTATGTTAAATGCTGCCAAAGTCATAGTTTCATCTTGGCCAAACCATTCATTTTTACTGGCCCAATCTTCTGCAGCAGGATCCGGTTCTGGAGCTGCTTGCTGAAAAATAGGTTGTTGTAAATTGTTTTGTCGAAGAACTGGAGCGTCATAATACTGAGGCTCTCTTTGTATAGTCATCTTATTATTAGCTAACTTACTTTCTTCAACAGTAATCTTATCTAGTATTTCTTGAGCTTTAGTTACTTTATCCCAATCTTGTTCTTGATACGCATTTTTTAATACTGAATTTGCTTGGGCTCTTTGAGACTTTAATCTGTTTTCAGCCTCAGAGTAGTAGTTCTGATTTAACTTAGAGGTGCTAGTTTTTAAACTTTCATTTTCTGCTTGTAAATTTTTTGCATATTCATAAGCAGATTGAGCAGCTCTTTCCTGCTCTCTCATTTTTTTAGTTAAATTAGCAATTCTTTTTTGAACGCTTTTAGAATAGTTTTCTAACTCATCTTCTTTAGAATCTTTTTCAGATTCTTCTTCAGATATGTTTTCTATTTTAGATTCATCGAAAGATTGTTCTTCATCAAGTTCAACAATCTCGCCGTCTTCTATTTGGTCTTCGGCTTCAGTAGCCATCATTTTTTCTTCTTGCATGATTTCCTCACGTTATAGCGTAACGATGTCATCGGGATTTTCTATAGTCGCAATAACTTCGTCGTCGTTTATAATACGGCATTCTGCATCGTCGCCAAGCTTAAACCTAGCTCCTGCATATCTACCAATTAGTACCCATTGTTTTTCTTGGCACCAGGGTGTATCGCCAAATTTTTCTTTATCTTTATAACAAAGCGGTCCCATTTTTACAACGTAAGCAACAACAGATGCTAACGCTTCTCTATCAACGGTTTGCTTTGCTATATGAATACCACCTTTAGTAACCCCTCTACCTTTATAAGGCAGAATAAGTATACGCCAACCGCTTGGTTGAGGCATTCTTTCTATTAAAGATTTATCCATTAAGGTTGGATCTAGCACCCTATCTTCAGGACTTACAAAAGCTTTATCAGTTTCTGATTCAGTTTTTGTTACCTTCTCCTTAGTATTTCTTTCCTTCTCTATATGGTCAGGTACTATTACTTTGCTCTTCGTCGTCATTTTCTACTATCCTCTCTAGCAATTCTCTAAATTCCTCTTCTACGTCAACGAGAGAATTGTAACGCCCACGTAGATATTGATAATCATCAAAATTTTTGCACCCATTCAATATTTGAGTTTGGGTGTCCTCTTTCTTTTCTTTTATAGCCTTTTTAAATTTTTCGGCTATCCAAAGAATCGACATTTAATAAATGCCTGAAAACTTGCCGCCAAATTCAGCAGCGCCCATTCCTCTAGCTTTGCCCTTGCCCATTCCTGGCTTAGGAGCAGTATTAGTACTAACGTTTTTCATATCGTTAAAATCAACGTTACCTTTATTAGCGTAAGGTTGCTTTTTACTAACGGATGGAGTTTTCAATTTACTTGCTTCTGTTCTTTTAATCATATGTTTATCCGATTTGTTTTAAACCAATATCAATCAATTTTAATTCTTTTTGTTGCTCAAGTCTATCTTGAGTCGAATCGTCTTTCATTTTAGCAATATCTAACTGAGTTGCAATACGCTCTCTATCAATACGATCTTGTCTCATTTTTTCTTCAGCTCGCATTTGCTCTTTTATTTCAAATTGCTCTCTGTCTTGTTGTAACTCTTGACCTTTTAACGCTAGCTCTTGTTTTCTTATTGCTACCAAAGGATCTTCTTGAGGTGGAGTTGCAACTTCTTGAGAGAATTGTTGCATCAGCTCGCTCATAATTGGCGAACTAAATTGAGCTAACAAGTCGTTTGCTTGTTGCATTACTTGCGCTGCTTCTACAGGCGGCATTTGCTGGGCCTGCTGTTGAAGCTGCTGGTATTGTTGCAGCGCTTCAGGTGGCATCTGCTGTTGCGCTATTGAATCAGCTTTCATTTGTAAATGCTGCATTATATGAGCATGAACATTAGCTTGTACTTGCGCATTCATCTGCACCGGCTGCATATTCAGTAGATTCATATGAGTGGCTATATGGGCATCATGGTTTTGTTGCATGAATGCTTGAGCCATTCCACCGGCCATTAACGTAGAGTTTTCAAAACCAGATTCTACAGGTTTTGGCTGCGTATCAGGTGGCGGTATGAGTAAAGAATCAATATTATCAACACCTAAAGCAGCATACATTCTGCGATAGGCTTCATAGGTTCCGTTAGGACCATGTATTTGCGGGTTAGATTGAACTAACTGCATCATCTCTTGAGCCATTACAATTCTTTGGCTCGTTGAGAATATATCTGGATTAGATACTGGAAAAACATCTACCCTATCATCAAAGTCTGCTTGTTTAATTTGCATGTTGCCGCCGGATACTGCATACGGATAAACAGGTGGCAAACTTTTTGCAAATATAGTTGCAAGCAAATTAAACTCTTTTTTCTGAGCTGAATGTAATCTTTTATGAATAGCAGATAAAACTTTAGTTGATCGTTCTAATAAAGCCAGAGTTGTTCCTACCGGAGCCTGGCTATTACCCTCTCCAACATTTATTTCTGCAATAGATGCAAACCTTTGACCAGACTGAACCAATAATCCTAATAAATTAAGCAAGGTTCCGCTTGGCTCTTTAAATGGTAAAGGTTGAATAGAATCTCTTAAAGATCCACCAGGAGCATCTACGTCTCTAAATTCACCTGGTTGTATTGGCGAATCTTCATCTCTAATTCTAATACCTCTAGCTTTAAAACCAGCAGGTAAATTAGCTAAAGTACCAGCGTCAATTAATTGTCTAACAATAGATGTAGAAGCTTTTGATAAACCGCCAATCATATGTGTTAAACCAAAACCGTAAAATCCTAGACCTGGTAAAAATTTAAAATGTACGAAGTATTCAATCTTCTCTTTCATCGGATCGTCTTCGTTAAAGTTTCTTCTAATAGATAAAATGTTTTCGCTGTTTGAATCTATTGTTACGATATAAGGCAGCTTAACTTCTGTAGGCTCGCCGTCTTCATCCACATCTTCAAAGCCCTCTAAGTCTAAATTACAATGAACCTCGTACAAATTACAAACCTCACCTGTATCGTAAGAAGGAGAGATACCCTCTAGCTTTTCTAATTCAGTATCAACGCTTGAATAATTTTGCGGATTATCTCCAGCTCTTACGTTTACGTTTTTATAAAAACCAATAGCTTGTAATTTTTTAACATCGTTTTCTGGCATTTTTATTAAATGCGTAATACGAGGACAAGATTCTAAATCAGTCGTATAGTAAGGAACAATTAAATCTTCTGGAGCTACAAATTTAGATACAGCTCTTTGCATTGTTTCGTCGTAATAAACTTTTTTAAATGCACTACCTGCTAACGGCAAGTAAAATAACATTTGGTCAAGCTCTTCGTCATACTCTTCCATAACGTGAGTAAT